CCCCACTAGGTGCTAAATTTGCACCGGTTAGAAAGCCCAGACTAGCGCCATTACTGGCGTGTCGGTCAAACGGGATCAGCAGCGTTTACTAAGACGCTGTACTCAGTGTGGCTACCACGCAACACTGGGCGATTCTCAGGCACCCATGAGGTGCCGTAGGAAACGATCCAACCAGGCTTGTACGTCATCTTGGGATCTCGGGGGGTTATTCGCCCCGAGCTCATCTTGACGCCGTACACACCGGCAGCGAGTTGTACATCGTAATCGAACAGGTTTGCCTTTACCGCGTTTAAGACGCGGTGGGGCCTGTAGACTTGGACGTACTGTGTCGAATGTCGCATTTTAACTACCCAACGAGCTTCTTCATCACATATAACAAGGTCTCCAAGGCTTTTTGGGCCACGGATCCGTCGTATGTTACTTGGAAGCTGGTCGAGAAGGTGGAACCAAGCGCGACGATACACAGGAAAACCACTAGGGGCCTCTTCAGTGCATTGCCTAACTGCGTTAGCAGCCGCGATATAGTCCTGCGGTTCATTCGGTGACTCTTTCATAAAGTAAGGCCTCACGGCCTGGCCGTTGAAGAAGTCACCTCCACAACTCTCACGGAAAGGACCACTCCAAAAAGATTTCTCTTTGTTGAGCGTGAACCCGCAAAAGTTTAGGAGAGCTGTAACGGGCCTGACAATCTCTGTTCTACAGATGATGTCATCTCCGTAGACTAGTGTGCCGAGATCATCCACATCCATAAGCGTCATCCCGACGTAATGGACGATGGAGAAAAAGATCAAGGTTTCTAGCTCGAAGGTAAAACCGTTACCCATACTGGAGAACTTCTCCAGATTTCTCCATGCAGACTGACCCTTACCCTGGCGAAACCGTCCGTGCATTGCACTTAGGTCCTCGTCGGAAAACTGGGTCGAAAAGGATCGTAGCTCATTAAAGAGCGCGAACCAATCTGCTGGTAGCAATAGCTTGACTAGAGCATATGCTAGGGTGTCGCTTGCGTTTGACAAATCCAAGGTGGCCATCAATCCAGTGATACTGGACTCACGCGCAACCCGCGCGTGCGTATGTTGGCCCCCATTCAAGTCTATACCAACAGCCCGAAGGCGTTGGCGAACTTCCAGTCCAAGTGCGAGCTGGAAGTAGACGTTTATTGAAGGTTCGGCCGCTATGGCCCGATCCTTCGTAGCGTCTTTTGGAGCAACCGAAAACCGGTTTCCCCTGACTTGAATCACATTTCGCCGAGGCGTCGCAGAAGCGTTTGCACGCCCCCACATGGTCTCTTGATACGGGATCAGAAACCAATATGCCCCGGCAGTCATCGATGGGCTGACATTCATTTTGTCGCCAACGGTACTTCGCTTGGCTGGATCAGAAAAGGTTGCCCCAGGGCCGAACCTCCCAGCAAGATCGTCTAACGACGGAGCCTTGCCCAGGACTGACTGAATAATTTTCCGAATACCCACGAAGTGGTGAAGTA